AATCATTGGCAGTGGCCTGCTGATGTGCTGGCTACGCGCGGTGCGGTGCAAGGTCAGACGATCAACGCGCGTCCTTGTCTGACAATCAACAAGCTGCCGCAACACGTTCGTCAAGTGACCAACGACATGCGGCAAAACCGCCCAGGTGCAAAAGTCATCCCTGTAGACGACAAGGCTGATCTTCAGGTCGCTGAAATCTTCAACGGCATGATTCGCCACATTGAGTACATCTCTGACGCTGACGTTGCGTACGACACAGCTTGCGAAAACCAAGTGGCTTACGGCGAAGGTTACATTCGTTTGCTTACTGAGTATTGCGACGACGACAACTTTAACCAAGACATCAAGATTGGCCGCGTTCGTAACAGCTTCTCGGTCTACATGGATCCAACAATCCAAGACCCCACTGGCGCAGATGCCAAATATTGCTTCGTTACAGAAGACGTGACCAAAGCAGATTTTGAACGCATGTATCCCGATGCTGCGCCTATCACAACTTTGCAATCTTTGGGTGTAGGCGATCAGTCAATCTCCAACTGGCTCAATGAAGACACAGTCCGCATTGCGGATTACTACTACATTGATTACGACCGCGCCACACTTAATTTGTACCCTGGCAACGCAACAGCGTTTGAAGGTACACCTGAAGACAAGATGCTGCGCCAGACCTACGGCAAGCCCAAGCGCTCACGCGAATCTGACCGCCCCCGTGTTCGGTATTGCAAGATCAATGGATACGAAATCCTTGAGCAAAACGAATGGGCTGGCAAGTACATTCCTGTGGTTCGCATTATTGGCAATGAGTTTGAAGTTGACGGTCGTTTGTATGTGTCTGGCCTTGTGCGTAATGCCAAGGATGCCCAGCGCATGTACAACTACTGGGTCAGCCAAGAAGCTGAGATGCTGGCCTTGGCGCCAAAAGCTCCGTTTATTGGATACGGCGGTCAGTTTGAAGGTTACGAAGACAAATGGAAAACGGCCAACACAAACAACTGGCCTTATTTGGAAGTCAACCCTGATGTGACAGACGGCCAAGGCGCGGCTCTACCATTACCCCAACGCGCCCAACCCCCAATGGCTTCATCGGGTTTGTTGCAAGCAAAAGCAGGCGCTGCCGAAGACATCAAAGCTACAACTGGTCAATACAACGCGTCCCTTGGCCAAGGTGGCAACGAGCGTTCAGGCAAGGCCATCATGGCGCGCCAGCGCGAAGGCGATGTTGGTACATACCATTATGGCGACAACTTGACTCGCGGCGTTCGCCACATTGCCCGTCAGTTGGTTGACTTGATCCCTAAGATCTATGACACCCAACGTATTGCTCGGATCATCGGGGAAGACGGCGAGACAAAAATGGCAAAGATTGACCCCGATCAGCCCGTGCCGGTGCGAGAAATTCGCAATGCTGAAAACATTGTCATTGACAAAATTTACAACCCAGGCATTGGCAAGTACGACGTAGTGGCGACGACTGGCCCAGGCTACGCAACTAAGCGCCAAGAATCCTTGGCCGCAATGGGTCAGATGTTGCAAGGCAACCCACAATTGTGGGCTGTGGCTGGCGACTTGTTTGTCAAGAACATGGACTGGCCTGGTGCTCAAGAAATGGCAAAACGCTTTGCCAAAACCATTGATCCTAAATTCCTCAGCGACGATCAAGCATCGCCTGAACTGCAAGCGGCGCAACAACAGATCCAAGCGATGGGCCAGCAAATGGAACAAATGGCCGGAATGTTGGACAATGTGAAGAATTCTGAGATTGTTCGTACGAATGAGATTAAAGAGTTTGAAGCAATGATCAAAGCGTATGCGGCTGAGACCCAGCGTATCTCTGCGGTTCAAGCGGGCATGACATTTGAGCAAATTCAAGACATCGTAATGGGCACAGTCAGTGGCATGATCACCAGTGGTGATCTTGTAGGCGAAATGCCCGGACGCGAGATGCCAATGGAAAACATGGGTGAAATGCAGCCGCCAATGGGTATGCCACCGCCTGAAATGATGCCCCCACAAGGAATGCCACAATGAAAGCCGCTGAATTTATAGGTTTGCTGTTTCTAGCCAGAGATGTCACACACAGTGTGCATCTGAACACACGCAGCTATTCCAAGCATGTTGCGTTGAACATTTTTTACGACCGAATCATTGGCGCAGCAGATGATTTTGCTGAAGCCTATCAGGGTAGACATGGTCTAATTGGCCCAATCTCGTTGCATTCAGCCAAGAAAACAACCAATGTCATTGAGTTTTTAGAAGACTCACTGAAAGAAATTGAAGATGCACGGTACAAAGTGTGCGACAAAGACGATAGTTCATTGCAACAATTGATCGACAACATTGTTGAGATTTACTTGCGAACGCTCTACAAGTTGAGATTCTTGGCGTAATTTAATCGCTATGGTATATTTAAGGCACAAGGAGCCATCATGGAACTTTTAAAACCTCTAGCCGACACGGTGTTTCCCGCAGCGACTGTATCGTATTCGGGTACGGCTGGATCGACTTCTACTTGGGCCGCAGGCCCACAAGGCGTAATAATCTGGTCAACAACTCCCGCCTACGTTGTAGTTGGCGAAGGTGTTACCGCTACTACCGCCAGCACCCCCATTCCAGCTTTTACACCCATCCCGTTTGCTGTGCCTAATGGCAATGGTGGACAGTGGAGGGTAAGTGCTATTCAAGTGTCGGCGACTGGATCAATTTACTGTAAGCCGGTAAACATCCAATGAGTTTTGGGATCGCCGTCAGAAATGCTGTAGCAATTGGGCTTGGCGGCATCGCCACGCTCTTTTCAGGCACTTTTGATGGCAGCTTGACAGTAGATAACTTACTGACAGAATCCGGAGCAAACCTTGTGCAAGAAAATGGCGACTATATTCTTTTGGAGTGATTAAATGGCTGACTTAAAAATTTCCCAGTTGCCAGCAGCAACGACCCCGTTGGCAGGCACTGAAGTTCTGCCAATCGTTCAATCGTCTACGACCAAACAAGTGTCGGTGAACAACTTGTTTGTTGACAACACCACAGCGGCCAACACACAGACGTTGACCAACAAGACAATCGCCTACGCTGACAATACATTGACTGGTGTGGCTGGTACTACGGCCACACAGACGTTGACCAATAAGACCATTGAAGCTGGCACGTTCACCAACGGCTACACCGAAGAAGTTGCCGTTGCCAACACCAGCACGGCTTACACGATTGATTTGGCTGGCGGCTCGGTGCAATACCTGACCTTGACAGGTAACTGCACCTTTACATTCCCCACGGCCACTGCTGGCAGAGGGTTCATCTTGTTGCTCAAGCAAGACGCTACAGGCTCACGCACTGCAACATGGCCTGCTGCTGTCAAGTGGCCCGCTGGCACTGCCCCCACAATTACTGCTACAGCGTTGAAGCTGGACAAGTATGTGTTCACGGCTGATGGCACTAACTGGTATGGCAGCAATGCTGGTCAGAATTACACCGTCTAAGGGGCGTTAATGTTTAACTCAAATGCTTCAGCGGTTTCCGGCGATGTCAACTACATCGAGGATGTGTTTTCGACTTGGCTTTATGTTGGGAATACACCCGCTCTTAATACTATTAATAACGGCATTGATTTGGCGGGTAAGGGTGGCTTGGTTTGGATTAAAGAGAGAAACGCTGGAAACCATTCGGCTTGGGATACCGCTCGAGGCGCTAAAAATCTTTTAATACCAAACCAAACTGCGGCGAATTTAAATATTCCAGTTACATACCCTGCATTCCCCGACTACGGATTACAAGCTTTTAATTCAAACGGATTTACGTTAGGTAAAAATTGGGAAGGTGAAAACGCAAATGGCTCAAACATAGTTTCATGGACATTCCGCAAGCAGCCTAAGTTTTTTGATGTTGTGACGTATACGGGGAATAATACATCGCAAACAATATCACACAATCTTGGATCAGTTCCGGGATGTATTATTGTCAAAGGCACAAGCAATTCCGGAAGAAACTGGGCGGTGTGGCATCGGAGTCTTGGGTCAAATAATGATTATTTGTGGTTAGAGAGCACAGCTGCACAAGCGTCATCGGCAACGTACTGGAATAATACTGCGCCAACATCAACTGGGTTTACGGTTGGTGGTGCAGGTAATACCAACGGAGGTAGCGAAACCTATGTTGCCTACCTATTCGCCCATGACGCAGGAGGATTTGGCCTGACGGGTACGGACAATGTGATTAGCTGTGGGTCGTTTACTACTGATGGTAGTGGCAACGCAACTGTGTCTTTGGGGTATGAGCCACAGTGGTTGATGGTCAAGGCATCATCTGCTACACAAAGTTGGTACATTGAAGACAACATGAGGGCGTTTAATTTAACGCAACGAGCCATCTTGTTTCCAAACCTTTCAAACGCAGAAGCAACTGGCGCATCAGCATATCTAGCACCAAACTCAACTGGTTTTGCGGCTGTTAATGGGCAGTTAAACGCATCAACCACCTACATCTACATAGCCATACGCCGTGGCCCGATGAAAGTGCCTACTACGGGTACGAGTGTGTTTAGTCCTAATACTATTACCACAACGCCTGCAACTTTTAATATTGGTTTCCCTCTTGACTTAATTGTTAACCAGCCACGCAACGGAGCGCAGGCATTATGGGGAACAAGACTGCAAGGGCCAAAACAATATTTGGACAGCTCATCAACTGCCGCTGAAGTGACAGCAGGAACTGCTCCGTGGGCGTTTGATAAGCAAAACGATTCTTATGCTAACTACGCTGGAACTAGTGTTGCTTGGAACTTTAGACGAGCCCCATCGTTTTTTGATGAGGTTTGCTATACGGGGACGGGAGCTAACAGAACTTTAACTCATAACTTAGCGGCAGCGCCAGAACTGTGGATTGTAAAGCTGCGGGGAGCAGCGGCAGCTTGGGCCGTTGGCAGCACGGCACTGGCAAATACAGAATATTTACTTCTCAACACAACGGACGCTAAAGCGACTGGCGCAACATATTGGAATAGCACGTATCCAACAGCAACAACGCTTTCTCTTGGAGCACAGGCGCGAGTTAATGATGTTGGCACAACAGCAGTTGCCTATCTCTTTGCAACCTGCGCTGGTGTTTCCAAAGTAGGCGGCTACACAGGTACAGGCACAACTCAGACTATCAACTGTGGATTTACAGGCGGCGCAAGGTTTGTTCTCATCAAGCGTACTGATTCAACTGGTGACTGGTATGTTTGGGACTCAGCCCGTGGCATTATCCCCTCTAACGACCCCTACCTGTTGATGAATAGCACAGCGGCTGAAGTCACAGGTACGGACTACGTGGATACAACGGCAGTAGGTTTTGAGTTGTCTTCTACCGCGCCCGCGGCACTCAATGCAAACGGCGGCACTTACATCTTCTTGGCTATCGCATAAGGAAACATCATGCAAATCAGAATTCAATCGACAGGTGAAGTTGTATACGAGCAGGGCTTTCGAGCCATGCACCCCAACACATCCATGCCCCAACAACTGACCGAAGCCACTATCAACGAACTAGGCGGTGATGTGGTCTTTGAAGGCCCGCAAGCCCAACCCACTCGTTACCAAGTTGGTTTCCGTGACGGTGTTGAACAAGTCAATGGTAAGTGGTATACCAAATATTCTGTGGCCGACATGGGTGTTGATGCTATTGCCGCCAAAGACGCCGAGCAAGCCACTGCGGTACGTGCTACTCGCAGCAGCAAGCTGGCTGATTGCGATTGGACACAAGTTGAGGACTCACCAGTCGACAAGGCTGTGTGGGCAACTTATCGTCAAGCCTTGCGCGACATCACAAGCCAAGCTGGTTTTCCTTGGACAATTACTTGGCCTGACGCACCCTAATCATGCCGCAAGCAGTCACACTTAGCCCATCCCCCAAAATGCAGTTTTTTACTGCTGCGGGGGTGCCCCTTGTCGGCGGGAAACTATTCACTTATGCCAGCGGAACTACGGTTCCTTTGGCAACCTACACCGATAGCACTGGAAACTTTGCAAACGCAAACCCCGTCATCTTGAATTCGCGTGGTGAAGCTGAAGTATGGTTTGGCCCTTCAAGATACACGTTGCTGCTTAAAGATTCGTTAGATAACTTGATTTGGACGGTTGACGGTGTCAACACTATTCAAGGCGTCCAAAGCACAGCTATTGTGGCCACCGCTGGGCAGACAGTATTTACTGTGCCTGAGTATGGCCTTGGTGGCTATCTCATGGTGATCGTTAATGGGCTCGTCAAAGAGTTTAATTACGACTATACTGAAACTAACACGACTACAATTACTTTTGCAACCGGTTTAACCGCTGGGCAAAGAGTTGTTACGAGAATGGTATAAACAACCTTACCGGTGAGGTTCACTGGGGAATCCAAGGATTCAAGAAATGACTGAAGAAGTCCAAAACCTAGCGGAAGTAGACTCCGCGCCAGCGAAGGATGTGACGGCCACACCTGAAGTTGTAGCAAATTTGCCGGAAGTAGCTGAGAACCAGCCTGTTAAGACATTCTCGCAAGAGGAACTTGATGCTGCTATTGGCAAGCGCCTCGCAAGAGAACAGCGCAAATGGGAACGTGAACAAGCCGCGCGGCAAACCGCGCCAGTTGCTCCCAAGGAAATGCCGTCGATTGACAATTTTGAAAGCACTGACGCCTATGCGGAAGCACTGGCCCTCAGAAAAGCCGAAGAATTGATTGCTCAACGGGATCGCCAAAAGGAACAAGCTGAAATTGTAGAAGCTTATAGCGAACGTGAAGAAAAGGCTCGGGACAAATACGACGATTTTGAAGATGTCGTTTACAACCCAAAGCTGCGAATCACTGACGTAATGGCTGAAACAATTCAGTATTCTGATCTTGGGCCTGATCTAGCTTATTGGCTAGGTTCAAACCCCAAAGAGGCTGAACGCATTGCTCGTTTGCCCCCTATTTTGCAGGCAAGAGAAATCGGAAAGATTGAAGTCAGATTGTCTGACAATCCTCCGGTGAAAAAATCAACTTCTGCGCCGACGCCTATTAGTCCGGTAACTGCGCGGTCTTCGGGAAGCCCGAGCCATGACACGACTGACCCCAGGTCAATCAAAACCATGAGCACTTCGGAGTGGATTGAAGCCGAGCGCAATCGCCAGATTCGTAAGCACGAAGCACAACGCAACCGCTAATTTTTTAAAGGACTTCAAATGTCAAACAGTATTTTAACGATCGACATGATCACCCGCAAGGCTCTGGAAATTCTGGAGAACAACCTTGTAATCACCCGCAACGTGAACCGCCAGTACGACGACAGCTTTGCTGTTGAAGGTGCAAAGATCGGTTCTACACTGCGTATCCGTTTACCCGATCGCGCTTTGGTGACCGACGGTGCCGCCCTGCAAGTTCAGGACGACAACGAACAGTTCACCACTTTGACTGTTGCTTCACAAAAGCACATCGGTGTCAACTTCACATCTGCTGAATTGACAATGCAGTTGGACGACTTTGCAGAACGTGTGCTTAAGCCTCGTATCAGCCAGTTGGCATCTTCTATTGATGCTGACGTTGCCAATGCGTACAAAACCATTGGTAACACTGTTGGCACACCTGGTACCACTCCCGCCACTTCTTTGGTCTTGTTGCAAGCCCAACAGAAGCTGAACGAGAACGCTGCTGTGATGTCTCCACGTTACGCTACCGTGAACCCTGCTGCTAACGCTGGCTTAGTTGAAGGCATGAAAGGTCTGTTCAACCCAACAGACACTATCAGCAAGCAATTCAAGAACGGCATGATGGGTATGGGCGTGTTGGGCTTTGACGAAGTCAACATGTCTCAGTCAATCAAGCAGCACACTACTGGCTCACGTAGCGCCAGCGCTTCTACATTGGTTAAGACCCCCGGCGTTACTTCCGAAGGCTCATCAACCATTCTGTTGGAGCAAGGTTCTGTAACAACAACAATCACTGCTGGTGACGTGTTCACTATCTCTGGTTGCAATGCTGTTAACCCACAGACCCGTGAGTCAACTGGTTCTTTGTTCCAATTTGTGGCTTTGGCTGATGCTACTGCCGTGGCTGGTACTTGGACTGTGACCGTTGCTCCTATGTACTCCGCTACACACGCTTTGGCTACTATGAGCGCATTGCCTGCAACTGGTGGTGTTGTGACCTTCGTGGGCGCTGCTTCTTCCCAGTACGCGCAAAACTTGGTTTACCACAAAGACGCTATCACCTTTGCTACAGCCGACTTGCTGTTGCCACAAGGTGTTGACATGGCTGCTCGTGCCGTTCACAACGGTATCAGCTTGCGTGTGGTTCGTCAGTACGACATCAACAACGACCGTATGCCTTGCCGTATTGACGTGCTGTATGGTTTCAGTACCATCCGTCCACAAATGGCTTGCCGCATCTGGGGCTAATCAAATGGGGCTTCGGCCCCGTTTTTCGTAACATTTTTAAAGGAAATTATCATGGCATTACCTAATGGCGCAGGCGGTTATCAAGTTGGTGCAGGCAACCGTCAAGAAACTATCATGGGCGCAATGGCTGCGCCTCAGACAGCTACGGCTACTGCAACCCTAACGGCAGCGCAAATTGTTAATCAGATGTTGGTGGCTAACCCCTCAACATCTGCTGCAACTTACACGCTTCCCACAGGCGCGTTGATTGACGCTGCTGTTCCTAACGCTACTGTTGGTAGTACCTTTGACTTGTCAATCGTCAACATTGGCACTTCCTCCGGCGCGGTCACATTGGCTGTTAGCACTGGTGTAACCGATGGCGGCAACGCTTTGGTTGCTATCGCTGTGACAACCAGCCAGTTGTTCCGCTTCCGTAAGACCGGTGACGGCACTTACGTTGTGTATCGTTTGGGCTAAACCTAAATAGGGGCTTCGGCCCCTATTTTTAAAGGAAACATCATGCCAAATACAAAACCTGTCGGCGTTGCTTTTAGCGATCCTGAACTGACTGCAGGCACTACAATTACTGGCGCAATTATTGATTCAACATCAAAAGTTGCGTCCAATATTGCAGATGGTTTTTTTACGTCTATTCAAGGCGCAACCATTGCAACCACCGGAAACAGCGATGCTTACGTTATTCCTCAAACTGCCGGAACAATTACATCCGCAATTTTTTCGGGTGTAGATGCTCTTACAGCAAACGACACTAACTACATCACGTTTTCAATTACCAACCTTGGCCAAGCCGGTGCTGGCTCCGCTGCTTTGTTGGCCGCTACAGATGCAAATACCACCAAAGCAACAGGTGGCACTGCATTGGCTGCTAATACGGCACGGTCTTTAACCCTCAATGGCACGGCTGCTAACTTAGTTGTGGCTTCTGGGGATCGTTTGCGTATTCGGGCTGCTGCGTCTGGAACACTTGCCAACACGGTGACATTCCCGACTTATCGCTTGAATTTTACGGTTGCTTAAACCAAAAGGGGGCTAATCACCCCCTTTTTTTACTATGAACATTTATCTTAGCCACCCTGACCACGGATGCAAAGTTGCCACAATGGAACTTGAAGCTGAGTACGACGAAAAAAATGGCTGG